AAAGTTCGGTTTGAAACCTTCCCAAGGGAAAAATTTCAAATCTAAGGACTTTTGTACCATTAATTCTCAATTGTTCATGCGAGTTAATGGTGTCCTGACACGTCAAGGTTACCTTAATCAAGGTATGCTCTACGGTCTCGACGATTATCAACTGACAAATCCGATTCAATTTGCACAAGGATTAAATGAAATGTTTGAAACTTGTCCTGAAGCAACTCCAATTCTCCCACTTGTGATGCAGAGGTTTAACAACCGATATGGTGATTTTTCACCGAATTGGTTTATCCATCCAGCATTAGGTGGTTTCGGAATCAAACCAAAGTTTGCGATTGGACCAATTACGGTCACAAAAGATCAGCAAGCAATGGCGACAGAGTTCAAAAGGAACCCAAATCTTGCTTTACACCGACTCGAACGATCTGAAGATGCGACGAATTTCTCGCCAACCATCAGAAGGATCTATGATTCAGTTATCAAAGTTAAGATTGTCCAGGGTGACTATGTACCTCTTCCGAATGAAGTCCCAATCAGAGAAATAGATTGGGTTGCTCGTTTCTCACTTATTCAATATCTTCAATCTCCTGGAAAGTTTACGACTGACCGGGGCGATTATAAGAATGTTCGAATGAGAAGATCGAAACGCAAGAAGTTAATGGACAAAGAAAAGTGTCTCAATCATGATATAAGATTCTTTGCGACCAATCCAGTACCCTGCCCTCCACTCCAAGTCCTCCCTAAGAAGGGTTCTTGGGAATGGGTCCCACTTCAAGAAATTGAAGTCGTGGACAAGATTCCAGTGTGGCCAGAGGTGCGACGGGGTCTTAGCCTTTAAACCGCCCAAAACTGTTCCTAAAGGAGATAGGATTAAAACTTCAGTGCTAAGCAAAATGCCAAGAGACTGCACGGAGCGACCCTTATGGGAGGCTATGATGTACAGTCCACTTGAATTTGTGTAGCCCGTGAAATTCAATATCTGTCTCTCCTAACAGTAACACGCGCAAAGAATAGAATAATGCCAAGAAATAAGAATAATTCCAAGAAATCGAAGAATCAGCCAAAGAAGAAGTTGTCAATCCAAGCCTCAGGGTTTGGTATGAGTGGTTCCGTTGTATATGAGAAACGGAATGCTCCTTCAGCGAAAAGCTTTGCAGGACATGCGAAAGCATTGAAATCTACATCCATTGCTGGCGGCGAGATTATCGCCGGATCCTCTCTCATCTGCTCTGTTCCTTACGAGCTTGATGATACTGGTATCGATGTTAATATCAATCCTGGACTACAAGCGATCTTTCCACAACTATCACCGAGCGCCTCGTTGTACTCTGAATATGTCTTCAAAAGACTAATATTCAAGTATGTTCCGGTCGTACCGACCAGTCAACAAGGTTTAGTAGGACTTGCTTTCCAACCAAATGTCGATGAACTCGGACCAAGAAATTGGTCAGAGCTTGTCTCGTTTGATGGTGCATCTTTCTGCTCAGTTTGGGATAATGGTTGTGTGACAAGTGTCCCATGTTACGATGAACCAAAATATGTACGATTGGGTGCATTTCCTGATGGGTCAGATCCAAAGACCTATGACATCGGGAAACTCTCGATCCTCACTCAAGCTTACAATGGATCAATCTCACCTGGATATATTCAGGCTGATTATGAAATTGTCTTGATGAAGAGAGTGTTACCTCCCGTGAAGGGATGTGTATATCAATCGTCGACCCAAGGTGATGCGGACCCAACCAATAATTGGGCTTATCTTTTCAATGATAATACAGTCGGAAACGACTTAATCATGGAAGAAGATCCATCCTCAGATTCCTTGTTCATCGGACTCGAAACCGGGTTCTACATGCTTATGATCGAAGTTCTTTACCAAGGTGGCGCTGGTGCGCCCTCTGCTCCTCTCTGTGTTGGCACATCGTTTGATGGGTCAGTCATTATTGAGGCTGCTGGATATTTACAATGGCCAAATGCCAATATATCTTGCACAAGTGGTTCAGATACTTACGCGAATCTCATGTGGGGAATCTATAATCCTATCTCGGCAACAGGTTCATACCTATTGAATGGGAATGGATTTATCCAACTCGATTTCTCTGGGGCAACAATGCCTGGAGGCGCGACAGGAGTCGTCCTCAGTGCTATGCTATGTCGCTTACCGTCCGCTCCTGCTAACTTCCCTGATATTATTCCGCCTGGGTTTGAGGCCCGTCCACTTTCCAAAAGAAAGCGTTGCACGGTCTTCAGGCACTCAATTCGTCAATATGATCCATCCACTTTCAGAATTTTGCAATCAATTATTCTGGAAGCACGAACTGTCCACGAGACTCGCTCGGTTCTGAGAAGTTTCGGGCTATTTGTTGATGGTCGTCCCTTGATCAGGACGCCCCTTATTGATCGAACAGGTCCGGATGTTATCTTACATGATCTCGAGAAGTTAAGCTTTTCACAGAAACGTCACATTGTACAACAACTCAACCAACCTTCTACTTCTTCTTAAAAATAATATTCTTCACCGATCCTCATACATGGGGACATGGATAAGGAAAGCAAAC